GGGTACATCAAGATTCATGGGCGCTACCAGGGCCTGAATGGACCTGAGCTTGCACGCAAGGTCGGCGAACTGGCCGTGGAGATGGGGGCTGTCGAGATTCGTATTGACGCTATTGGTGTCGGTGCATCAGTGCTCGACAGCATCTACAACTTCGTTCCGCCAGCCATTTCTGTCGTCGGCATTCACGGTAACGCGAAGTCAGGAGATAGCACGAAGTGGTACAACTACCGTGCAGCCATGTACGACCAGTTTGCCAAGGCTGTCGCTGATGGAAGGGTGTATCTTCCTGATGATGACGAGCTGCATAACGAGATCGCATCGATCAAATATGAGTACCGTGGGTCCGCGCTGCTCATTGAGTCGAAAGAGAATATGCGTAAGCGTGGCATTAAATCCCCTGACGTTCTTGATGCTGTCATTTATGCTTACCAGAATATTGATGCAATCATGGCTGGCGATTCCGAGGGACAATACTTTTCACCGGATGATTTGTTGGATGCCGATGACTTTACAGACTTCATGTTTGAGGATGAATTGGCTTACTTTATTGCGTGATAGGCTTAGTTTATGAAGTACGAGCAGAAACTTATTGAGGCTTTGGGGGCGTATTCTGAGTCCCTTGCCCGCCTTCGACAGGAGGACATCGGCTGGGTGTCGTTGTCTGCTGTCGAAGGTGCTGACTCGCTTATTACTCTTGATGTTATCCGGGATCATTCCGCACGTGCACGTCGCTTGGCCACGCTGAATCCAATTGTGAAGCGTGGTCTTGTCGTCCGCAACGGCTATATGTGGTCCGACCCGGTTGTGTATAAGGGTGCGACGAGGCCTGCACGTAAGGTGATCGACGAGAACGCTAAGGCGTGCTTCAGTGTGCAGGCCCGTGTCCGTGATGAGCAGGCGTTCAACACAGACGGCTGTGTTATCTACCTTGTCGATAAGACGACGAAGACAGTCATGCCTATCCCTTTGATGCGTCTTGGTGGTGTTGCCACTGATGATGTGACCGGGGATGTCGTTGCACTGCTTATTAATCCTGCGACTACGGGGGATCCTCAGTGGTACATGCTGTGGGATCACACGAGCGTGACGATTAATGCTGTGAACTACAAGGTGAATCGTCGTCTGACTGCTGTGTATACGACGGTAAACCGGCTAAGTGCTGAGCATTACGGCAAGCCGGACCTTATGGGCGCGTTAAATTATGCTCAGGCTTACAAGGAGCATCTGGAAATTGCGCGCATGATGCAGAAGTCCTTGTCGCGCCTGGCTTTCAAAGCGAAGTCTGTGAACGCTAAGCAGCAGCAGGCTGTGACGGCGCGCATGGCTGGCATGGGTGTCGGTGGCACTGCCTCGATTGGGGCTGGTCAGGACATTCAGGCGATTACGAAGGCTGGTGCTGGTGTCGATTTCTCTGCTGGCACGCCTCTTGCGGCTATGGTGTCGGCTGCTCTCGATATCCCCTTGTCGGTGTTGCTGACGGATGGCTCTGCTGGTGGTCGACAGGGCGCTGAGACTGCTCTTGAGGACCCGACGTTCAAGGCTTTGGAGCTTCGTCGTCAGTTGCACATCGACATGCTTAATGAGGTTGCGCAGGCTCTTGGTATTAAGATCAATGTCGAGTATGGTTCGATCAATAATGACCAGACGCATCGTCGTATTCAGTCTTTGACGCTTGCATACCAGAATGGCGCGTTGCACCAGGTTGAAATGCGCTCCGGCGTGTTGCAGCTGTTGAAGATTGCTGGGTCCTTGCCGTTGGAGGATTTGCCTGAGTTGCCTTCTGAAGATGAGGACTCGACATCAACAAAGAGTGATGACGAGACCAAGGACGGGCGTGCGACAGGTGTCGGCCCCCTGTCGGACGGAACAAATGACAACAGGAATAGGGGGACCGATGCATAAACTGCATGAGTCTTTCTCACCGGAGGCTAGTTCTCTGGGTGATGGGAAGTATCGGATTCGCATTATCGTGCCGGGTCAGGGTTCGAGCGGTATTTACACCGCTGAGAACTTGGCTGAGTCTGCGCCTTTGTTCAAGGCTGGCACTGAGATGTTCATTGACCATCCGACAGAAACCGAGGAGTGGGAGCGCCCGGAGCGTTCTATTCGTGATTATGCTGGTGTCTTCTTGGAGGATGCCACTGTCGGAGAAGATGGTGCACTCTATACGGTGTGCAAAGTCTTTTCGGGTGTGAATGAGCTAATCAAGGATAAGTGGGAGCATATTGGTGTTTCCATTAATGCCTGGTGCGCTGACCCTATTAGCGAGAATGGGATTGTTCCGCCTATTGCTGGAGTGCGTTCGGTTGACTTTGTGACTACTCCGGGTGCAGGTGGAGCTATTATCGATCTGCTAGAATCTAATCGAAACGACAATTACGTTAAGGAGGCGGGCATGGACAAGGAGATCGAGTCCAAGTTCGATGAGCTGAAGGCTTCTCTTATTGAAGCTCTCAGCTCTAAGCTCGAAGCTGCTGTGGCCACTATTCAGGAGGCCAAGGCAGAAGAGCCTACCGAAGAGGCATCTGTCGATGTTGATTCGGTTCTTGAGGCAGGTAAGAAGATTGCCGAGTCTGGTTTGCCGGAGGCTGCCATCGTGCGTGTTCGTGAGGCCGTGAAGGCTGGTGCGGATGTTGATTCCGCTTTGGAGTCTGAGCGTGCTTACCTGAAGGAGGCTGTGGCGGCTACTGCTACCCCGGTTGACGACAAGCCTGTTAACACTTTCAAGAAGATCGGTTGGTGATCACTGTGGCGGTTATGCCTATTCGAGTCCCTGTCGTCAAGGACAATCAGATTTTCGAGTACTCGGATACTCTTTCTCTGCCTGTCGATGCTACGCAGGCTCATCTTGAGCCGGGTGATGTCGTTGTCATTAACAAGGCGAACGGCATTGCTGGCATTCTTCAGTCGAAGGTTCGCCCGACGACTGCTGAGCCTGAGAAGACTCTCGGTGAGGTCTTGACTGCTCCGACCTATGGCCTGAATGGCCCGGGCTACGCCTCTGTGCGTGTCGCTGGTGGTGTGTTCGAGCTGACTGGCAAGGTCACTGCTGATGCCAAGGCTGGTGATCCTGTGTACGTGAAGGCTGCGACGGGTGCTGGCACCAAGCCTGTTGTGACGACCGTCAAGACGGGTGCGGATATCATTATCGGCTGGCTGAAGGAGCCGGTGTCGTCCGCTTCTGTCGATCAGAAGATGCAGGTTGTCATTGCGCCTGCAAAGATCGCCTGATAGGAGGCAATTAAAGTGCGTTTCAAGAACCAGGAAAACTTCAATACTCAGTTGGCTGAGGCCCTTGCAGGTGACCGTCTTGCACAGGCTCGCCTGAAGGAAGCCATCACCTCTGACCAGCTCGCGCCCATGTTCGTGACAGCCGCGAACGTGCGCTTCCAGGAGTACTTCGGCGCATACAACACCTTGTGGGGCAATATTGCGACGAAGGAGCTGCTGACGGATTTCCGTCCGGCTTCGCTCCTGTCGCTGAAGCCTGACACCACGACTGTTCCCATCGACAACGGGGGCTACAAGCACCCTGTCGGCACGTTGCCTCATGTCCCTGAACTCACCTCCTACCCCACCATGTCGTACCAGGCAGAGGGTGCGTTTATCACCACCAGCAAGCATGGTGCTCGTATCCAGTTCTCCTTCGAGTCGTTTATCAACGATGAGTGGAACGTGATTGCACGTTTCCCGAAGGATGCTGCGACGCTTGCTGCGCGTACTGAGGACCTGCTGGTTCTGCTTCAGATTTTCGATCCGGTCACGAAGTCTCTTCGTGCGGACGTGTTTAATGACGCCAACAAGACGAAGGCTGACTTCACGACCGTTCCGGATGAGTTCACTGGTGGCACGGGTGCTGGTGGTGTCGGTGGCGTGAAGAACGCGGCTCTGTCGTTCGATGCCATTGTGGCTGCACGCTACCAGGCTCTTGCGACCATCCGTGACGGGCATTCTACGTATGTGCCTGAAGGGTTTGTGCTGGTGACCAACCCGGCTCTGGCTGAGGTCGCCAAGAACTACACACTCATCAATGAGATTCGTACGCAGGTTGGCAAGCGCACGGAGATCAAGGCGAACCCTCTGAAGGGTCTGGAGGTGCTTTCCTCCGACCTCATCTCGGTTGTCGGTGGCGAGAAGGCATGGGTCCTCCTTCCGAAGGGTGGTCGTGCCAATGGCAAGACCGTCTTGGCCAAGACCGGAATGATGGGTCGTGAGGCTCCTGAGCTTCGCATCCATAACAAGACCGGCCAGATGCTCGGCGGCGGGGACGTTAACCCGTACGAGGGTTCGTTCGACAACGACGACATCGAGATTCGTATTCGTCAGATTGCTGGCGCGGGTCTTGTCCGTTATGATGGTGTTATTGGGTCTACAGGCCTGAACTCCTGACGGATTGATTGAACCCCCTATGGCTTTTGCTGTAGGGGGTTCAGTTATACTTAGATCATGATTGACTACACTTCTCCTATTGGCCATGTAAGGGTTCTTATTCCTGACTTGCGTAAGTTGGAGGACTTGCGGGACCTTCGCAATGAGCCTCGCTATTTGTTTACGGATGATGAGATTCTTGCTTTCCTTGCTGTTAACAATGGAAATGTGAAGCGGGCCGCTGCTGATGCGTGCGACGCTATCGGCATGGATAGGGCATTGCAGCTTCTCGTCTTGAAGACTGATGATAAGCAGACGGATGGTGCTAAGCTGCTCGACGCCATTGTGAAGCGCGCGAAGACTTTGCGGGAGCAGGCAAAGGAAGACGACGAGAACAACCTGTCGTTTGATGTCATCATGCCGTCGTATGATCCTGTTGATTGGGTGGTGAACTTCTAATGGCACTGTCGATCAACCCTAATATCCATCCATTGTTTGTGACTCTTGCGCATTATCCCTTGGAATTGTTGTCGAATAGCAAGATCAGTGTGTATCCGACTTCAGATTCTGTCGAGCACGAGTGGGACCCTGAGCACGGACTACATAACCAGGAGAATCTGCCTATCTGGGTTGGGTGGGCGAACATTACCCCTAACGTTGACTGGCGTGCTCGTAATCGCGAGTGGGCTGGTGAAGTGACGGGCGTGCACGCGTATCGTATTCAGCTTCTTCATATCGACAAGAATGAGATTGTGAACAAGCATCTGTGGGGTGATCCTACGATGCGTGTGTCGTTTGCAGAGGGTATGCGTGTGGTGATTAATGAGTCTCCTGCTGACCCCCGACAGAATGGCTTGAAGCTAGTTGTCCGTAACGCTGTGTTCGACTCGTTGCCATGGCAGCCGACGCTATTGTGTGACTTTGAGACGGGGGATACTAATGGCCAGAACTAAGAAGGTTGTCCGCTTTGATGGGCGTGTCGCTGGCATTAAGATCACTGTCGAGTCTGACCGGTATGGTGTCGCCGCTCGTGCGAAGAAGAAGATCATTGATGCTGCGTGGAAGCGTGTGAATGAGGCTGCTCAGGCTGCTGCTGCCGCTTCCACTGAGTATGGCCGAGCGTTGATCGATACGGATCCTCGGCGTGTCGATACAGGCTATATGCGTGATACGTTCAGTGTCGATGCGTCTAAGGGCGGTAAGGTCGTGGAGATCGGTTGGCATAAGTGGGCGCGTGAGAAACCCTACTACTCATGGCAGGAGAATGGTACTCAGGGTAATAGGACGACAGGGTACTTGCGATCTGGTTTGCGTGCCAAGGCGAAGAAGTCTGCGGGTAAGGGTATTACTCCGGCGAAGTACCTGCCTCGTGTGACGAAGGTGTTCCGTGAAGAGTTTTATGGGAGGTTGAAGTGAGGGATCATACACTTGAGTTCGACAAGGCCTGTCTTGATCTATTGCGGGGCATCCGGGATATTGAGGTCTTTGATTCTTTTGCTCGTGATGTGAAGAAGCCTTTGTACATTGTGTACCACGGCGGGGCGGAAATTAACCGCTACTTGAATTCATATCTGTCGATGGCAGGACACACTCAGGATGTGTATGAGCATCCTTTTTATGTGGATGTTTATGCCGAGAATAAGGGAATGCTCGACCGGCTGGTGTCGGTTGTGAAGGAAAAGCTCATTGGTGCTGTGTTGATTGATGGGTCAAATGGGGTGAACATTGCGGCTTCTGTCGGTTCGACGGCGGATCATGATTCGACATTGCGGCCCACTGTTTATCGGCGACATATGAGTTTCTACGTGAACCTGGATAGGGGGGATTGATATGCGAGTACGGAATATCCACACGGGTATTGTGTGCGAAAAGTCTAAGGACATGCTGTCGGTGTTGCCCGATATGTATGAGCCTGTTGATGATGATACGCCCATGACACAGCCTAAGTGCTGTGGTGCGGATGATATCATTGATGTTGTCAACACGACGGATCAGGAGGACTGATTATGCCTAAGATGCTTTCTCCGAATACCACTATTTGGTGGATTTCGGCTGACAGTATTACCAACAAGGATGACCTTTTTAAGGTTGCCACTTACACGGGTGCCTCGGCTAAGGCCGTGGACATTTCGTGTGCTATTGCGGCTGGCATGACGCTGGGTGCGACCGACAGCGACACGGATGACTCGCGTTCCATTTGCGATAGTGGAAACGCCAAGACCCCCACGGTGTCGAACTATGAAGCGTCGTTGACCTTCTTCCGTGAGGCGATTGCACCCGGCCAGAAGGCAGCTGGCAATACGAGCGTTTACGACAAGGCGTTCCAGCTTTTTAAGCGGGGTGTCCTTGATGGCCTGAACGAGGGTTACCTTGTTCAGCGTATCGGCTTCCGACAGGGTACTCCTGTCGAGGCTGGCATGGAGATCAGCGTGTTCAAGGTTGTTGCAGACAACCCGAAGGATGAACTGGGTGACGGTGATAAGCCCATCCAGTTCACAGTTCCATTCCTGCCCCAGGGCTACATGGAACTGAATAAGGCCATCGCGGCCTGATAGAATACCCTCGTACCTCCGAGGTGCGGGGGTATTCTCATATCTGATTGGAGTAGACATCATGCCTTTCGAACTGTCTAAGATCATCTCTTCTATCAAGCCCACTGTGAAGGCCATCGACGTACCCTTGAACACCGAGGATGCTGAAAAGCTAGTGGAGCTGACAGAGATTGCAAAGACTGCACAACTGCAAGAAGCGCCCTATTCTCGGTCGATTACTGACACCACACCCGGTGTCGAATTGGCCGAGAAGATTGAGGAGCTGCATAAGCAGACGATCACTCTTCGTCTTCGTGCGCTGTCGAACAAGGAGCTACAGGTCCTCAAGCGCCGCGTGTGGACTGATCCTGTCTTTTCAACGAAGAACAAGAATGCTGATGAGAAGGCAGTTATTGATGTCGAGCGCGAGGATCGACTGATGGAGTACATCGTTGCTCACGCCTGTGTCGAAGTCATTGACAACTCGACGGGTGAGTCTCAGAAAGGTCTGTCGGACGAAGAGGCTGCTGAGCTTCGCGGCGCGCTTCCTGAGTTCTTGTGGCAGCAGATTTGCACCACGTGGAATGACGCTCAGACGCTGGGTGTCATGGTGTCGGAGGCGATCAGTGACCCCACGTTTCGTGGGGACGGAACTGTCGAAGCATGGGAATCGGTGGATGCTCTTGCTTCTGAAGACTGCGAGGGCTGAAGGTAAGCCTCCGACACTGTTCATTGGGGCTCATGGCATGTTTGCTCGCACCTTGCCTATGTGGTTTGGTGACGACAAGGACTATGAGTCGATCCCTCAAACCGAATACACACCGCTTGATCTGGCTTTGTGCGCTGGCTACCAGTATTACCTCGACAGCCTGTGTAACAAATGCGGAACACCTTTGTGGTATGGACGCAGTGAGCATTCATCCATCGAGTTCCATGTTGAGCACTCGACGTGCTATTCATGTGCCGAGCTTGAGTCGTATCGGGAGAAGCAGCGGGATTCAAGGCCTGGTGAAAGCACTTACACAGTGATGGATACTGTCGAGTATTCTGATGGCTCAAAGGAGCCAATTCCTTCTCCTTTGGAGGCGTTGGAGTTCGTTAAGTGAGAATCGTCCCTGGTATCATTGAAGTGGTACCGGGGACAATTCTATGTAGAGGATTAAGGCATGGCTGACGAGTCGATCAAGATTGACATTGATGTCAATTCTGCAGGGGCTGAAAAGGCTGCGCGGGATATTAGTGCTCTGGAAAAGCAGATCGGCTCTTTGCAGTCTGCTGTTGCTGCATTGAAGGCCCCGTCTGGTCGTGGTGGTTCTGTCCTTGATTCGTTGCAGCTTAATAGCGGCAAGGTCAAGAACATGCGTGAGACGGCGACAGCGTTGAAGTCTGTTGCTGATGGCCTGTCGTCTGTGTCGCGTGCCGGGGACGGCATGACGAAGGTTGACTTGGCTGGCGGTGTCGATAAGGCTGTATCAGCGTACCGTCGTTTTGTGCGCGAAATGCAGGCCAGCAATAAGCTGACGAATGATCACATTCAAAAGCTGAAGGATACTGCTGCTGCGATGCGTGATGTCGCATCAGCGACTAATGCTATGGCTACTGCTGAGGATAAGGCGAAGCGTGCGCAGGCCGCGTTGAACCAGTCGCAGGCTCGTAAGACCGAGGCTCAGGCTGAGAAGCTTCGCGCTCAGGCGAGTGTGAAGCGCGAGGATAATGCCCTGCCTTTGCAGCGACAGAAGGGCCGGGACGAGCGTAACTTGGTGAAGGCGAAGGGCAATGAGGCTGCTCGTCTTGCCGAGATCCAGGCCGCGACACAGTTGCAGCAGGCCGAGCTGAAGCTTGCTGGTGTGACGGCAAGTGCTGAGGCGAAGCGTGAGGCTGCTGCTGTGGCCGCGTCTGCTCGTATTGCGGCTGCTCGTGAGGCTGAGGCTGGCCGTACGCAGCGTGCCATTATTAAGGAGCAGGGTTCTGGCGAGCGTCAGGCAATGCGCATTAATGCATCTGCGGCGAAAGCACAGCTCCGTGCGAACGAGCAGGCTATTGAGAATGTGCGTTATGCTGCTCGCGACACGGCGGTCTATTACGGGACGATTACGGCTGGCCTTGGCACGCTGGTGTCGGCTGCTGTGCAGGCTGGCATTGCTCAGGAGCGTGCGTTCGCCGACGTGAAGCGCACCGCACAGGGTACGACTAATGATTTGAATGAGTTGCGTAAGGCATACACGGATTTGTCTACGCAGAAGGTTGTGACACCATTTGCTGATCTGGCGAAGATCGCCACGCTCGGCGCGCAGATGAACATTCCGACGAAGGACCTGAAGGACTTTACGACGGCTGTCGCTGAGTTTTCGACGGTGACGGAGATGGATGTTGAGGCTGCAACGACAGCGTTTGGTCGTTTCGGCCAGATGATGGGCGGCTTGCAGGAGTCCTCCAAGGGCGCGGGGGACGGCTACAAGATTCTTGCGAATCAGGTTGCTGATCTGGGTGCGAAGTCTGTTGCGACGGAGCCTGAGATTGCCAACATGATGGTGAGTATCGCTGCCCAGGGCAAGAGTGCGGGCTTTACTCAGAACCAGATTTTGGCCCTGTCGTCTACGTTGTCGTCGCTCGCTATCCCGAAGGAATGGGCACGCGGCTCGTTGCAGCGTATCTTCAATTCGATCAATGCGGCTGCTGCTGAGGGCGGCGACGCTATGCACACGTACGCCCACGCTGTCGGTGTGACAGATGCCGAGTTCCAGAAGCTGTGGCGTGATGATCCGAATAAGGTGTTCCAGGGTATTTTGCAGAACCTTGCGGGCATCAGCGACAAGGTGCAGAAGGCTCAGGCTATTAAGGATTTGGGCTTTAAGAACGTGCGTGACGTGGAGCTGCTGTCGCGTATGTCGAACAGTGTCGGCCTCTATGTCGAGCAGTTGGAGGAGGCTGAGCGAGCGTCGAAGAATACATCATTCATCGATGATTCGATGTCGATCATCACCGACACCATGTCGGCGAAGTTGCAGCAGTTCCAGAACGCTTTGCAGAACGCGGGCGCGGCTATGAACTCTAGCTTCATGGTGCCAATGAAGGCTATCGTCACGGTGGCGACGATGGCTGTGAATGCTTTCGCGAAGCTGCCCGCTCCTATCCAGGCATTCGTTGGTGCTTTGACGGCTGTGGGTATTGCCCGCGTTGGTATGGTGGCGACGAAGGCTGCGCTGGTGTCGATGTCTGCGACGTACATGCAGATGGGATCCCGTGTTATGCAGGCGACGGGCCAACAGACCTTGTCGTGGGGTGTGGTGTGGCAGGCTGTGAAGCAGGCTCAGGCTGGTGTCATAGCGTATGACGGGTCACTTGCTTCTAATGTAGGTACTGCTAATGCTGCGGCTGCTGCTAATCAGCGTCTTGCTGCGTCGGACTCGGCTGTCGCTGTGGCTGCGGGTAAGGCGGCTGCTGCGAAGGAGGCTCAGGCGGCGGCGTCTGCTGTTTCGACGGGCGCTCAGGTGGCTGCAGGTGCTGGCCAGGCTGTCGGTGCTTTGTCGAAGCTGTCTGCTGTTGGCTCCGGCCTGATGGCGATGTTTGGTGGGCCGTGGGGATTGGCTATTACGGGCGCGATTACTGCTGCTTCGGTTGCTGCGACGTACCTTGGTGACTCATTTACGGGGGCGTCGGAGAAGGCTGAGAATCTGAAGGCTGCTGTCGGTGGCTCGTCGGCGATTCTGAAGGCTTTGGCTGAGGATACGAAGGAAGTTGGCTCTGGCGCTCAGACTTCTTTCGCTGAGTTGAACGCTACGATCCAGCAGAACGGCCAGACTCTCACCTCGAATGGTGAGGCACTTGGTTACTACGTGGATAAGTCAGGCCAGGTTGTTCAGACGACACAGGCTCAGGCCGAGGCGTTCGGCTATTCGACGCTGAAGATCGGCGAGCACACGCAGGCGCTTATTTCTGACGCTATTCAGGGGTCTGATTCGTTTAAGAACATGTCAAAGGATGTGAAGCAGGCGCTTGTTGACATGGGCTTCTCTTATGCGGAGTACATTAAGTTGGCGACTACGTCGGAGTCTGAGGGTGGCGGTAAAGCTGCTGCTGACGCGTACGTGGATGGGTACATTGCTCAGCTTGAGGCACGCAAGAATGAGCTGATTGCTAAGCTAGATCCTGAATCTCCCTCCTACGCGACTAAGCGTGCGGATATTGCTTCGCAGTTTGAGGGGCAGATTAGTGCTCTGAATGAGGTGAAGAGCCAGACTGAGGGTGTTGGCGGCGCCATGCGTGACGCTTTGAATGATGCCCAGCTCTTTGGCCAGGAGATGAGCGAGGCAGGCGACAGCTCTGAGGAGGCGTCGTTCAAGATCGGCGACGCTAAGAACGAGTTCAAAGATCTTGGTGAGGTTCTGCGCTCGGTGCTTGATGAAATGTTTTCATCGACGGATGCGGCTGCTGCTCTCGACAGTGCTTTGCAGCAGGTGTATGAGTCGATGCAGACCAATGGTACGTCGATGGACCCGAACTCTGCTGAGGGCCAAGCGAACATTGCTGCTATTGAGGACTACTTCCAGGCGATGGGTAATGCTGCTGCGGCTGGTATCGAGGAGATGGGTCTGACTGGTGAGGAGGCGTACCAGTATGCTCAGCAGTCGATTCAGGACACGATTGATTACCTGTCGGCTCAGGGGTTCGACATGAGCGCGTTCGAGGCTCAGCGTGACACGATGGCGGCGATTATTGCTCAGCCTTACCAGTCGGGCGAGGTGGATCATTCGGCGACGGATGCATCGTTGAATGACATGGTGTCGAATGCCGCTAATGCGGTGGGCCAGGCTCAGGGGTTCTTGGGTAAGGTCCAGGCTATTTGGCAGTCGATTCAGGGCTACATGTCGCAGATTGGTGGTGCGAAGTCTAAGACGGGTAAGGGTTCGTTTACTCTTGGCCAGAAGTCAAAGATTCGCACGCCTACGTTTGCTTTGCGTAACAACGGTAATTCTGCGTTTAGTGGTGCGAATTTCCGTGCGAAGCCTCAGCGTTCGTCTGGTGGTGGCGGCGGTGGAAGGGGTTCCCGTTCGCCTCGTTCTGGTGGCGGTGGCGGTCATTCGCCGTCGTCGCGTGCAAGGAAGGAGACGAAGACTGCTGCTGAGATCTTTGAGGACTTCCTGTCGCGGTTGAAGTCTGCGCTCGACAAGGCGCTGCAGTCGTGGTGGCGTTCGACGACGGCTCAGGATAATTACCACAAGGGCCTCAACTCTTTGCGCAAGGATGTTGAGAATACGACGAGCAAGATCAAGAATCTTCGTAAGGAGAATGAGAAGCTTGCGTCGGATATGCGTCGGGCTCAGCAGGAGTTGCATGATGCTGAGTTCTTCCATGCTGTCGCTGTGAAGTATGGTGACGAGGAGCGTATGCAGTCTACTCAGACTGATATTGATGAGGCGAAGCAGAAGATCAACGAAGGTCAGTCGAAGATTGCTGACAATGACAAGGAGATTTCGACTCTTCAGGCTGGCCAGTTTGCTTTGAAGGGTTACACGGAGGCAGCTATTGCTAACCGTGAGGCTTTGCGGTCGTTGCAGTCTCAGATGATAGGTCTGATTGAGGCGTATGCTGCCGCCGGCCATTCGACACAGGAGATCGAGGCATATACGCAGTCGCTGAAGCAGCAGTTTATCTCTCAGGTGACTCAGCTGGGCTACAACCAGGGTGAGGTGACTGAGTTGGCTGGTGCGTTCGACAGCCTGACTGGGACGATTGGTCAGGTTCCTCGTGATGTTCGCGAAAACGTGACGGATAACGGGACTGTCGGTGCGACACAGGGTGCTATTGATGGCATTCATGCTGATCCCGTGACTGTTCCGGTCCAGCCGTCGCAGTCTACGATTACTGTTCGGATGAGGGTTGTTCCTGATTTGAGTCAGGTTTTGACTGGTAAGCGTCATTGGGGTAAGGCGGGTCCTTGGGCGGATGGTTATCAGTTCTTTGATGGTGGTTTGATTCCGTCTAGGGGTTTTGCTTCTGGTGGTTTGGTGCCGGGTCGACCTCCGGCTAATCCGAAGGCCGACAATCTGCTGGCTACGAATGGCAACGGGCTGTTTAGTGTGCGCAGTGGTGAGTACGTAATTAGCCAGCCTGCTGTCGATTTCTATGGTAAGGGCTTCATGAATGCCCTTAACACGATGCAGGTGCCAGTAATGTCTGGTGGTGGTTATTCTGCTGGCGCTGGTGATGGGCTTGTTACAATTAATCCAGCGCAGTTTAGTGAGCTTGTCCGGGCTGTTTCGACGACAGTCATGTTGAATGGGCGGGCTATTAGTAAGAACATCGACAGCAACAATGTGAGGAGTGGTAACCGTGGCGTTTACTAGGGGTTGTACAACGCGTGAGGTTTATTTCGCGGTTGGGAAGTTTATGTCGTGGTTTCCGGCTCCTGATGAGTCACCGACAGCAGATAGCGTGCAGTTCGGTAGTGATTCGACAACGTTGCTGAATGGCTTTGCGTCGATTAATGGTTCTGTGTATGGGCATCGGAAGTATGAGCTGAATTGGTCGTTTTTGAAGCGTGATCAGGCTGAGTTATTCCGGCGTTTGTTTATGAACCGAGGGGATGAGTGGGTGTCGTATGCTGATCCGTTCTCGTTCAATAACATGTTGTCGCCTTTGATGGGTTTGCCTTATTTGCATGTTCATGCTGGTACTCCGTTCGCGTATAACGATTGGGGGAAGCAGGCTTTGTTTGTGTCGGATAGTATTGATGAGAAGTCTCAGCATCCTACTGTGGTGTATAAGCCTGATCCTTTTGCTGTTAATAATCGGTTGGATCATGTGTT